CCTCGGTAAACGCATGGTACGGTACGTTGTCAAATGTTAGGTTTGATTGCAACCAATAGTCATCTGCACCGTTACGCTGCACGATGATAGGGTTAATGTCCTCATGGAAGATAAGCAAAGTATCAGCGGATTGAGCCCAATTAATATCTGCCAACATTGAGCTGGTAAGATTACCATTATAAACATCCACCTGTAATACACCATCAAGATAAACAGCAATGTTTTTATCTGTAAGAGCCAGCATGTAAGATTGGTCGGTGTTAAACTCAAAGTTAATCAGCCTCACCGCGCTATTAGCCGCCTGAGTGTAAACGTTCATATCTGCGAGGGTTACACGCGCAGTCGATAGGTCAGTTGCGCCGATACGAGCTAAACGAATATACCGATAAGATGCCTCAACACGGCGGGAGTAGTTCTTAGCCGTAGTGGTTAGGGAAAGAGCCGAACCAATAGAAGTATAGGTCACATCATCATTAGAGCCTTGGATGTAAAACTCTGATGAAGTCCCTGCAACGGTAAGAGCTAGACCAAACAAATACACTACCCCTATGGTCTGAGATGAGCCTAAATCGTATTTTACCACTACATATGGATTTGTGGTTGAAATGTTGGTTGTGGTCAGAAAGCTGGTTGATGAGCTTCTGTCGTTGGCATTAGAGGTCGTGCCGCCATTAGGAGCCGTGATTGTAGGGGCTGAAACAAAGGTTAGTGTTCTTAGCAGCTCATCAATATGCTCTAGCCCACCACGGCGCTTAAACCCACCTTGTGTAATGGTGATGACGTTCTGCATGGTTTCCGCCGCACCGTAATACTGGTCGATGTCAGTTCTGCCCAGCATCTTTGGGTCAATCTCGCCCTGCGTAAATCTGTGCTGAATAGTTTTTGGCACTAGCTGAATCTCGCTTCAGTTATTGGTGAGCTAACCACATATTCATTGCGCTTCTGCTTGGAATCCATAGCCGCAGCCACCCCAAACAATCCGCCCTTCATGTTTGAACTGCCATAAGCTTTCTGTTTGTAATATTCTGCTAGCTCTGAATTACCTGTAACAGGAATAGCCGTAACTGACGCAAAGCTATTAATAAAGAACTCCGTGAAGTATGGTGGCCATGCGTTTTCATCAGGGTAAATGACATAGTCTGCATACAATGTTTCATGGTTTGAGAATATGCGCCTAGCAGATGAACCATCGCTATAGATGTCATAATCCCTTACGGGGTTAGAGCCCACATTAGCGCTATTAAACACCGCCCAGATAAGTAATGCTTCAGCAGGGATGACATGAGAATAAGTGTACTCACCAATAGGAGCTACCGAATCACGGGTAAGCTGACGCTTCTTGGTGGCAAATGTCCAAGGGTAAATGGAAAGAACGTGTTTGATATGCTGCTCATACATAGTAGCGCATACTTCGGCTTCGTTAGAATCTTCGCTAAATGAGGAGATAGTATTAGCCCGCAACAATAGCATAGACTGCGAGGCATTTGATATATCCGTTGCCATCTATTCCTCCAGTAAAAGGATGGGAGGAGTTTCCCCCTCCCACCAAGTCGATTAATCAGTATCAGTAACAGTTCCAGCAGTTGCATCAGATGTATCAACTACACCAGAAGCGTTGCTGTTTACGATATGTGTACCGTAAGTCGAGATTGTGCCGCCTGAGCCGATAGCAGTTGACCAAGTAACACGGTCAATGATGTCACCAACTTGCAACAATTTAGAAGCGCCGTTAAAATAAGCGGCAGTATCTACAGTTGCAGCAGCATCAAGCGTCCAATAGCTCCAACGAGTTGAAGCCACACCTTTTTTAGCTTGGTCGGTGATAGGAACCAAATATGCGATATCAAAAGCCATATAATTAAACCCTTTCTATTATGCTTCGTAGCAGAGAACGTCAATAACGCCGTCTGTGTCGATGGTTACTGCACCCGCAGCAAATGACGAGCTAATCAACCAAGATTTCTTCTCAGGAATCCAATCAACAGCAGTTTTAATGCCACCGTTCATAGCAAGACCAACAGCGTCTTTATGCCATGCGAAGCAGTTACGTTGGTTGGCAGTAGCGAGTGGAATACCGCCTTCGTTAGCGCGAGTTTCAATCATGATGATTTTAAAGCCCATGAATGTATCAAGCTGACCATTCACCAATGCACGAACTTGGTTGTAATCAGAAGAACCAACTTCTGTTTCACGAAGTGCGTTCATCAATGCATCAGCAGTAACAGCCATGTAGCGGTCACTAGCAGGTACACCGTTAGCGTTTAGCAATGCAGAAGCTTTTGTGAACTTCTCGATGTTAAGAGAAGTATTCGCGCCGCCTTCAGTGATAGCAACCTGAGTAGCAAAAGCAGAAGCTGCCATTGCATCAATGATTACTTGGTCAAGACCGCGACCTACTGCACCACCAGAAACTTTTACAAGCTCTTGTTTTTCATCGAAGCTGATTTTATCCAAATCCTCAACGTATGAATAGTCAGAAGCATCGTAATCGTAGATAGTAGTTGTAACTGCGGTATGCGTAGCGTTCATTGGAGTAACGTTTGCACCTGCGATACGAAGTGAAGCTGTGCCTTTACCTAATTTAGGGAAAGATACAGTGCGGGCGTTTGCGTTCATACGAGTACGAACAGTGCCCATCAATTTAGTGTTGCCTTGATAAGCGTGTTTAACGAGTGGCTCAAACTCGGTGCGAAATTGCACTGAAGCTGTAGTTGTCATAATGACCCCTTTAAATGTTAATGTGAATACTGGACATCAACGATAGGGCCACTAAGTCTATAGGCTGCCAAGCAGTAGGGCTATATATAGCGGGTCGTTTGAATATAACTTACCACATATATAACGCTACTGCAAGTGCAATCATGAAAGCTTCGTTAGCATTGCGGAGTATTTGGCAAATTCGCCTTCGTTTCTATCTGCGAAAGCTTTAGCCATTTTGGATTCAATATCCGCTTTAGATGAAGCCGCATCAATCTGCGGAGTAATGGGCACATTATCAGGCATCCCTCGGCGTGAGCGTAGCATATTCATAATACGAGCAGACTCAGCATCAAATACCATCATACGCATGGTTTCTGCGCCTTGTTCGGTAATAGCTCCTTCAGCCAATAAGCCCTTACGAAACTCATCAATAGCCGCAATGATTTTGTTGCCACTCGGTCCAAGCTTCTCAATCTCAGCTTGTTTGTTGGCTTCTACTTGCGCCTTCTGTGCTTCTTGCTGTTCAGGTGTCAGCGGTGCTTCCGCTTCAGCTTTGAACTTGGCAAGCTCGGCAATAATGGGAGTCATGAACTTATTAAAAACATCCTTAGGCAATCCAGCCTCTTTTGCTGAAAGTTTTGCCGCTGCCATGAGCGGGTCGTTATCTGGCACTAAAGGCTTCATCTCATCAGATAGTTCTAAGACGTACTCAGATGGGTCTTGTGGCGCTTGCCCTGTGAACTCACCCTTAGACAGCTTAACGCGAAGGTCTTTGGCAATCTTATCGCGGTTCTGAAACTCTTTGTAAAGCTGGTTTACATTGGGTGCATTCTTCTCTGCATCCCAGAAGTTATCAGGAAAGCCCTCTGGCTTAGTGGTAAAGTCTAAAGGGGCTTCGGTTGAGATTAAACTGTCATCCACCTTTGCTGGTGCTGGTGCTTCAGGATTTGCGTTTTCTACTGGTTCGGTCATTTACTGATTCCTTATAGGTTTTTGCTTGATTAATCATACTTATCATTTGGCGTATTAGTGAGTTCTGCCCTTCACGGAAGAACCCATTGGCTACGCTCTTGTTATAATCTGCTGATGGCCACCATGTTGGTGTGTCCAATGTGTGTGCTTTTAACCATTCCAATACTACTTTACCAGCGGGTGATTCAAAACACTCCCTGAACTGATGGTTAAGTTCGTACTTTTTTGCCTCGGCTTCCTCTATTTGAGCTAAGTCAGGCTCATCCCAATTGAGGTGGTTTATTTCCATACAATGGTAATATCGTCAGTTGATGAAGTAACAATGGTTAATCCTGTCGTGAAACGTACATCGTACTCAATGCTAAGCTCACCAGTTAATAATGATGCCGCATGGGTGATTGTGGCAATCTTAGTGCCTGATGCTGCTGTGTTGTCGTAGATAGTAATAACACCTAAAGCAACTGGCTTGTTAATGACAATGCGCTTTAAATGCCCGCTGCCTGATTTAACCACTGTAGTCGTGGCTGTTAATACGTTTGTATAGTTAAATGCACCCATTTTTATGCTCCTTGTTGAACTTGTTGTGCAGCGAACTGCGCTATCATTTGTTGCATCTCGCTAGCCTCAGCTTCAGAGCGCAGCAGTTTACTTGGTGTGCCAGTCATCTCAGTCAACCAGCGCGGTAAATCCTCAATCTTGTAGCTTGTAGCTGCTAACTGAGGGTTAATCATGCTTACCATTTGGAATGACTGCATGAAGCGTTGTACTTCTTCTGCCTGTTGGGTTTGAGCTATAGGGCTTACGACTTGCACTTGTATGAAAATACTATCAATGGTGAAGCCTTTAGGCAAGTCAATCAACCCACGTTTAGCAAGGATAGAAAGCCCACGCTTCCACATAGGGATGATTTCTTCAAAGTAGATACGCCCGAACGCAGAACCAATATCAGTTTGGAACTCACGCATACGCTGTGCAATCTCAAAAGCGGTCTTGGGTTGTGGGGTTTCTGCTGGCAAGCGGTTATCTAACAACGTTTTGCGTATCTGGTCAGTTAAGCCCTGAGAGATGTACTCCTGCATTTGGAAGTTAGCCGATGTGTCAAGCCGTGAGATGGTTGGACCATTCTCACCAGAATTACGTTCAACAGGGATAAAGGTATTAGGGGCGATGTTTAAAGTGTTAGGATTCAATGCGCCGTCCGAAGTAATCGTATAAACCCCAGCCACATCTAATGCAGCCGAACGAAGTAAGAACTCTTTTAGCTTGTTGTCAGTCTTAACATCAGCCAGAGCCATTACAAATGGACCATAGCCGTTAGGATTATTTGGAACTTTCATCCAGCGAGGGGTAAAGCATATTTCCTCTGCATGTGTAGTGTAGTAGATGCAGTCATTCTCAATCAATACGTCATAACGCCAGATTAATTCCTCGTAGTCATAATAGAAACATTCTGTGATATTAACCAGTTCTTCTGGTTTATCTTTGGCGTTAATCTGTGATGGAAGCTCCGCGTCTTTCCACGTTTCTTTAATCAATCCAGCTTTAACTTTAGATTGACGAGCGCGGAAGTCGATAGTGCCGTGCTTACCTTCGGCGATACCCATCTCACTGATAGGGCTTGCAACAAAGTTAAATGGATGCGTTTCATCGCCCTCATAGAACCACAAGGCTTTCGTGCCAATACCTAAGTCAAAGTCACTCTCAGCTTTAGCAGATGCGTAGTTAGATGAGTTTAGATAGCTAAAGAATATGTCGGTAATCTTCTCTAGCTGTTCATTCAGTGCAGTGGCTTTATCCTCTGGAATAGCAGGACCAGCTTTTAATACTGACCATTTAGAGAATGGCGGGGTAAATTCACGGTTCAATGTATTAACGAATGCCGCCGCGCTTATCTGCCCAGTGGATGAATACTGGCGAGTTGGCTTGTTAAGTGTTGCGCCTTGCTGTGTCAGCGTATTGCGATAGGGGCTATAAAGCTCATAGCAATCTTCGTAGATGTCGCGGTTCTGGTCACGGTTTGCAAACGCAGCCTTTGTACGCTCTTGAAGTTTTACAGGTGATTGCTTCATATTAGCCTAATGTTGTGCGAGTAACGCCTGTTTCGTTGCCACCAGTAATAAGTGATTGACGTGCCGCTGAACGACCACGCCGAGCATTTAATGCTGCTGCATCACGGCGTTGCGTTTCTTGCTCACGTTGTTTTAGTGCTGCGTCTTGCTCAGCTAGTAATGCTTGCTGCTTTGATGTGTCTGGGGTTTTTGGTTTGGAAAGGATGCTGCCCATAAATACCCTATATGTTGTGGTTCATGGGAATAATAACACAGCATTAGGTGATTGTATAGCCCTTTATTACTAACGCACCAGCCTTGATTAGTTCATGATAAAGTTGTTTTGGAGTCTTGCCGTGACGTATGCCCAGTAACCGTTTGGCTACCGATACGCACGTTAATAGCTCTATGGGCGCTGGACGATAATGTGAGCCATAATGAACTGTGAGCTGTAGAATAGCTGTCGGATTGAATGATAGCTCTTGTGCAATGAAGTCCTCTAATGAATTAGGATACTCTCTCACAGCCATAACATGAGCAAATGAATTAACCATTAAAGCAAAATCGCGGTTATCTCTGACTAAATGAACGTGCTGAAAGTCTTTATGCAGCCACCATCTGCGCTTGGTGTATGACTTGTCGAAAATGATATACCAAGTTTGGTTATCCGTGTAGCGCTCCATCAAAACGGACTCCATTGCTGTGGCCGAGTTACTGCTTGGTGTTGTCTAGCTACCATATCAACATTGTTGTCTAATGCAATAGCTAAGTATCTCCATGCGTCTGATGCGTCTTTAGACCAATCATCATATGGGCTGTCAGTAAATGTCCCGCGCTGCTCGTCAAACTTGCAGTGGAAGTTGCTCATTGCATGAATGCCATCTTTAGTCTTGTCCTTATCAATAAAGGCCTTCCGCAGTAATAGCTTACCCTTCTCAATTCCAGCCTTCTCGGATAATGATGGGAGTATCTTGTTGCGTATGCCAGCAAGTTTAAGCTGTTCGCTGATGCTACCCTTCATGCCCATGCGCTCATGTTTGCCATCGTGAGGCAGGTAATGCATGGAGTAGTTATAATCCCTAGCCTTTACCTCTCTGGATATGTTTTCAATATCAGAATCATTACCAAACGCCTGTAGGTAATCAATCACCCTTACCTCTTGCGCTACTATCTGAGCGAACCAAATGCAAGTTCCATGGGTTTTACCCAAATCCCACGCCGTTATAACTTCACTGCCCACAACATGAGGGACTTTAGTTATTCTATTGGCTGCAATGGCTCTATCAATTAGATTGGCGTAGATATAACCTGTTTTCCGTGTGTCTGGCTCACCTTCCCAAATATGATTATACGCTTCTAAATCTTGATTCTGGCATTGAATGCGCTCATCGTTAAGAACATTAGGAAAGAATGGATTATCTCGCCACGATACCTTGCGAAGTATTGTTCTTTCGGGATTGCAGTTAACCACAAACCGCTGATAAGTTGGGTCGTTGAATGATTTAGGATTGAATGTCACCCATATTTCAGAGTCGGGCTTGCGGATTGTTGGTAATAACATCTCCCAGCTGCCATTACTAACGCTTTCGGCTTCCTCTACCCAGCATATATCTACACCCTCAGTAGATTTGATGTCATTGGCGTTGTATCTGAGCGAGTTGAAAAAGAACTCCGAGCCATTAATGCCGATAATGGCGGCTTTTTGCACCGTAAAGAAGTCATCTAGCTTGTATTCATAGATTAAATCAGCTAGCAGTTTATGAACGCTATCTGATATGGATTTTTGAAGCTCACGAACGCACAATACACGAATTTTAGATTGCATTGCCTTGATTAATAACGCCCTAGCAATATTATGAGATTTCGCGCCGCCGCGTCCGCCATAATATATCTTAAAGCGTTTCGGCTCGAATAACTCCTTGAACGCTTCAGGTATCAGTATTTCCATTAACAAACTTTACACTGACGTTATGATTGATTGGGTTGTCATCCTGCCCACCGTGATTAATCTCTGTTGGGAACAGCTTTGATGTCAATGCGTAAAAGTCCTTTGGGTTGTCTTGCGCCCACTGGTTTAAATGAAATGGCTTAGTTTCATCAATTTGCAAGTAATGGAACGCTTTTAAAAAATGTTCTTTTAACTCTGCGCCTATCTTATTGGGGCTTCCCTTTGGTCTAGCCATATAATACTATTTACAATTATTAATGTTCAAATGGTTAATCACCTGTGCAATACGCTATTTTACCTGTTTCAAAGTCACGCAAGCAATACGCATAAGCGGATGAACTGGTGATTGTCAATGCTAGAATTGTCATAAGTAATGTTTTCATTTTATTATCCTATCATTTGTTTAAAGTTAAGTCAATTACCGTTTCCCCATCAACCCATCAATCAAATCCGTAGATTCAGCGCACGCGGCTTTAACAGAAACAACCGCGCCAGTATGCAGTGCATAGGCGTATATGTTGCCAGCGAGTGAGAAGCCGATGATTAATCCTATAATTGCGGTTTTCATACAGCCTCCTGTTCTGGTAAAATATGCGCTTCGTGGATAAACCCTTTGTGGATTCCACTTTTTGCAAGGTAGGTGTCGCCCTCAAAGATTTTGAGAATGGTTGCCCTCATAGTTGTCCCATCATCTAGCTGCACAACTACGTTATCGTTGATTCTACGCTTCATACCACCCCCGCTGCAAACGCTGCCAAAACGAACAAAGCGGTGAACCCCGCAAGGATGGTTAGGTTAAATGCTGTGTATGGGTATTTTGATATTGTCATAACTCTGGTTGCCTTTCTCTGCACGTTACGCATGTGCATGGTGTTTCGTTCATATTTTCATCGTAGTAACAGTCGCAATCTTCGTCTGTGTCCACTAAATCTCCGCAATAGTGGCATTTTGCCATACTCATAGATACCTCATTAAATAAAATGGCATTGGATTGAATACATAGCATCTTTGCGTTTAGCAAAATCAACTACGCCTTCGTCACAAGTCAGCAGCTCAGCGTTTTTAAAAAATGCCACAGAATAAACTTTTTTGCCTTTGCGCTCCCAAGTGGTCAGGATTGCTTTACGCATATTTCCGTAGCTATTTTCTTTTTTAAACACCTGCTGTTTCATAACCATCTCCTAAGCTGTTGTCAGCGTCTTGCTGATAACCAGACAATAAACTATAAACAATAAACAGTCAACCCCATAAATCATGTTTTTTTGCATAAAAACGCATTTATTTTATAATCTTTTGTATTATAAAGTATTTTTCCACTTATTCAAATGATATTCTACCTGCGATTCCCACCACTCACGCGGCATAAAGTTAAATTGTCCTACCCTGTGTAATGCTCCATATGCTCTGCTCTGGTTAGTGGTATTGCGCTAAATAATGGCTTGCACCCTACCCCAGAATTAGCCGCCGTTCGGTAATGACATGGGTCACAAGGCATCATGCCAGATAAAGCCGATGGTTGAGTTTTAAGCCAATTGAGATAGTCGCGGTCGTTTGGCTTTTTGCGCTTACTGGTTTTTCCTTTAGGTGTTACAGGGCGGTTAGTGAGATTCATAACGGTAGAAACCTATGCTGATAATCATCGTAACGCACCTCAACCTCGCCAGCCTTCCCGATTTTGCCCCAGTAACGGCACTTTTGTACCATTATTTTTGTTTCTTCTGGTTTCGGTCTATGTACTACAATACCCATATCCGCCTTATTGCGCCAGTGTGCTGAATCAGCTATATCGTATAGGCTTGGCACTGGATAAGCACCCTCTTTATTTCGGCTCATTTTTGCTGGATGCGTAACAATAATCAAATGGATATTCAATTTAGCTGCCAGCTTCTTTAATGTTTTAATTGCAAATCCTGTGTATTCAGTCTGCGTCATTTCTCGCGGGTGCAAATGGTCCATTTCATTCCACGGGTCGATTATGATTAGCTTGCATCCATAACGCAATGCGGCAACCTTAATCCTATCAATCAGCCATTTTAAGTCTGAATCAGAGTTTTCGGTGCGCGTTATAACCTTAAACTTATTTTTAAGCCAAGCCTGAGCCTCGCGCTTTTGCTCTGCTGTTTGTAGTTTGTATGGCTTGTTATGGTAAAACGAGCATAACCACGGCTCTAATTCGTTTCTAGGGGGCTGCTCAAACGAAGCAATGCAAACCTTCCAGTGGTGGTTTTTAGCTATGTCGGCGGCTATTTCGTTGGTAAAAGTAGTTTTTCCCATTCCTGGAATTCCTGTAATAACCGTAAAATCACCAAGCCGTAATTTGTAATATTCTGCCATTCCAGCAACAGGGCAATCTATTAATTCCATTTCTACTGGTGGCGGAAGCTCGTCAAAATCACTTAATCCATCGACTTCAATCCATCTGGATTGGTCAATGCAATCGCGCACGGCTTGCGAACCACAGCTAATTAAAACCTCATTTAAATCTTTCATTCCGTTTGGGTATTTTACCCACTTGCACCTCTCTACGCCTATCCGATTTGATACATCGTGCAAAAGATTGTAACCTGCTTGGTCGTCATCAAAAGCAAGTATAACTTGAGTTTTTTCTGGCAAATCATCTAAAAATCCATATTTTTTAACAGGGTCCTCCAGTCTTTCATTGGGCGCACCAGAAGGCACTGAAACCGCGTCATATCCACATTGCAATGCAACCGCGCAATCTAACTCCCCCTCCGTAATAACAATCACATCAGCCGATAAAGCATCAAAGTTATAAAATATCTGAGGCGTCCCCTTTTTCTGCATGAAAGCCTTGTCATCACCAAACTTCCTCGCCTTAAATCCAACTTCAACGCCGTTTTTTATAACTGGCATTTCCAGCCAATTATTTGAAATTCGCCATCCAAGATTTGATATTGTCGTTTCGTTTATCCCACGATTTTCCAGTATTTTTAGAATATCCATTTTTTTCTTTCCTTATCTTGTGTGAGCAATGGTGGCAATATCCAACTATTAAATCAGCAGAAACAATGACGGAAAAGCACCTATCGTGTTTCTTTTTTCTGTTTGGTGAGCATTCAGGGCATGTCGTCCTATGCTCCCCTTGCGGCAAGCTATCTATCCGAACCATGACTTTTCCTCTTTTGCTCGATTGTGCTGGTCTGTCCATCTTGAGGCGTTAAGCCAAGCCGCTGCTCCTTTAGCGAATCCATTAGCAACCTCAGAACTTCCGATATATGCTTGCAAGCCATCCATAATTTCCTTTTCTTTCGCCTTGGTTAAAGCCCTAACCCATGCTTTATGGGTCTGGTCTATATCACCCCGCCGCTGCCTAGGGTAAAATTCCCAAAATTCTAAAAACCGCCCAGTATATTCTTTTATTTCCTTATTATCCTTCTTCTTCTTTGTCTCGCTGCTGTCTCGCTGCTGTCTCGTTCGTGTCTCGTTTGCTGTCTCGTTTTCTGTCTCGTTTAATTTATTTTGCCCCTGATATCTATCGTAATTACAAATTGTTATAATAATTTGCCCTGTCTCGGTTGCTGTCTCTATCATTGTCTCGGTTTTTAACACGCGAAAAAAACGCTCAGTTTTTCCCTTATCCCATCCCCACTTGCTTGATATAAATCGAAGCGAATGCGATAATTGCCCTCTTTTAAGGGTAATTATTCTACCGTTAATAAATACGTCTGATTCCTTAAATTTTGCTTCTGATATCAGCCAAACCCAAGCATCTCTTCTTGAAAATGGCTCTTTTGAAAATATTGGATGGTCAAAAACAGCCCTATCTACTGCAAAGTAGCTCATAATATTACCAATAAGCATCTAATAGGGTTTCACATGTCGCGTTTCTCACATGTATAGAATTATACCCGCTAGAAGTAAGAATAAGCGTTTGAGATAAAAAACCAGCTATGGCACTTACTTTATCTTGGCAGCATGAATCATTGACAATTACATCGTAACAGGCACAAGCCTTGCTATCGACAAATATATCTTTTATGTAACAACGTAATGCTGGGGGCATATAATCAACAAGTTTTAGCAATGTTGCCAATTCACTTATTTTATTATATCTGCTGGATAAATTTACACCGTAACTTTCTATTGAATCAAAAGTATATTCACGGCGTTTTTCTTGGTCTATCATAAAAAAACCCTTTCGTGTGATTGCTACGCTTGCACTGTAACAACCACGCTAAAGGGTTCTCTCTATCATGGTGCAAGCATGACGATGCACACTTTACACAATCCTTACGCGATTGCAACAAAAAAATGCAGTTATTTTATACTTAATGATTCGGCATAGAGTTTGTCTATATCAGCGCATGATTCCACAATGCAAATTTGCCCACGCCACGCATTATGAAACTTTTGTTCTGGTTCTGATAGCTTGCGTTGTGAGGGTGGTTTTTTGCCGTCTTTTATTTCAACCATGTAGTTGATGCCGTTCTTACCCATAACAATATCAGGGAAGCCTTGTCCTAGCTTTGCTGTAACAGCAACGCTAAATCCTAACGCTCTGGCATAAGCGACTATTTCGGATTGATTCGCATCGACTGCATAATTTTTCATTTTATAGTTGACGGTTTATTATTTATTGTTTACGGTGTGGGTAGTTTAACACGAAAGAGGTATATATGAAAAGCGAAAAACTAGACTTATTGATTCCAGCATTAATTAAAGCGCAGGGTGAATTAGAACACGCAAAAAAAGATTCACAAAACCCGCACTTTAAATCTAAATACGCTGATTTGGCAACCGTACTTGATACTTGTAAAGAGGTGCTAAAAACTAACGACCTAGCAATTACCCACCAACGCGAATCAACTGAATCTGGTGAGTACCTCATTACTACGCTGTGGCATAAGTCGGCTCAGTTTTTATCTAGCCGTTCAAAGCTAATGCCAACCAAACAAGACCCCCAAGGTTTTGGTTCTGCCATTACCTATGCGCGTAGATATGACCTATCTGCACTTATTGGATTGGCTTCGGATGATGACGATGGAAATGCCGCTAGTGCGCCAGCTAAAAAAGAATCGCTGGCAAGCCGTAACAAACGTTATGAAGCGTTGATTGAGGAGCTGTCAAAAAGCAACGACCCAGCAGCAACATGGGGGCTATATAAAGAAGATATAGCGGTATTCCGCGCAGACATGGGTGAGGAGTATTATATTCAATTAGTAGATGTAGCAAGCAAACGCAAAACAGAATTGGCGGTGAACAATGGATAAGGAATATAAAATATCAGCTAAACGTGCTGACACTGGCAAATGGTGGACTTATGGCTCAATCAAAAAAAACAAGTTTGATAATTTACAAGCTGGATTTAAGGTCACGCCAGAGCTAAAAGCCCTGATTGACGCTAATGAAGGCAAGTGGATTAATTTTAGCTTGTTTGAGGAGAGCGAAAAGCGCGACACGCCGCCTGAGGCAAAGCAGGGGATTAACAAACTTAATGCAACGGCTGGGGCTTTGCTAGATGATAGCATCCCCTTTAGCCCTAGATATTGGTTCTAATTATGGAAAAGCAAGAAATTATAACAGCTTTGCAAAACGCTGAAGGATTTTATCTTGGTGGAAGCCGTAGGATGAACGAGCTTTATCCTGATAAAATAAAAATTCACGACAATACCGATTATGATTTTTATTGCGCTGGCAATGAAGGACAATTAGGCGCGCTTAAAATGATGGGCTTTGAGCTAATTAGCGCAAACAATAGAAGTTATTGGGATAATCTTCTTGTTGATATTTATATCCATAAAAAATATGGCATTGAGTGCCTTATCCGCTCAGATGTGGTGCTTTATAAAAAGTGTTTTGATTCGATTAATGTTGATGATTATTTGTTGCGCTTATGGAAAAGCAACCCTGATAATCCACCAAAGGATTTAGCTGCTTTCCGCGCTGGCTGTTTGGCGTGGTTTAATTATTTGTTTTATTCACATAATCACGATAATTTGCCATTTTAGCCATGAAACTTTCATTTATAGTCACACCGCAAGGGTTATTGCCAGAAGGCATAAGGGAAACGCTTAAACGTGTTATCCCCACCTTTGCGGGTAAGCGTATGTGGTTAGAGTTGCGCGAGTTTAAAGAGAAGCGCAGCCTTGACCAAAATAGCTATTATCGCGGCGTGGTTTTGCCTCATGTGAGAATGGTTATGTTTGAAGCTGGGGACGCTAACACGGTGGATTACTGGCATGAGGTTTTACTATCAAGTTTTGCGCCATTGGTAGATGTGGTTAATATACACGGCGAAGTCACCAAGCAACCGCAAAGAACGCATTTAATGGACGTAGAAACCATGAATAAATTTATCACTGCAATCAGTGCTGAGATGGCTACACGAGGCTATCCAGTGCCAATTAAAGAGGGGATTTATGCTTAGAGATTACGACACCAACACCATAACAGGGCATGTAACATTTTACACCTTGCAGCCGTTCTACAATCACTCGCGGGTAAACTACAAGCGCAAGTATGTATCGGCTTTGCGGTGCAATCAATTAATCGCTCATATTCTAGGCTGGATATGGGTTAAAACAGGGTTTTACATTTATGGATAATTACATCAACCAAGCTGCCGCTGCAAAGATTATCGGAATTAGCTCACAAAGGCTAGGTGTTTTGGTAAAGCAAAAGCGGTTTATCAAAGGTAAGCTGAAGTTTAACAAGCACTCAAACCGTAAGATTTTGTATTACAAAGTCGAGGATGTTGTTGAGTACGCTAAGAATCGCGCTTTACCTTCTGCCTCGGTCTAACGTGCTGCGTAACGATTGAGTTTTCAGCATACCCATCATGGCAGCGCGTGGGTTCGCATTTAAGGGCGGCTTCGTACATGGCATAGGTTAATCGTTTGAGCCGTTTTTCGTCATTAAGCCATCCATATTCATGCGCTATGCTACCAGCAGCAAGTGAAACCCATTTGAATAATGGCGGCATGTCGGTCATAAATTAAACCCCTCTTGTTTAAGTTTAGGTGGTGGCTCTACAAATAAATCTGGCTGGTCGTATGCTTTGCGGATGCGCTCACAAGCAATATCAAAGTATTTAGGCTCACGCTCTATGCCGATAAATTTACGCCCCATCTTAGCGCAAGCAACGCCAGTCGTGCCAGAACCCATGAAGGGGTCGAGGATGGTTTGGCAGTAAGGTAAATAATCAATACTCCACTTCATAATTGCTTCTGGTTTTTGTGTTGGGTGAACTTTTCCGCCATCCATATTTTGCGGACGCATTGTTTTTAATCTTGCGTTAGAGTCCTGATTAGTCCACGCCATCTCACAATCCGCAAAATCCCTATCTGAATTATTTTTATACCAAATTAAAAAACCACGCGAAGCTGGAAGCCCAAAGTAATTTCCCCCCCATATTACTGCTGGAACATTTAAATTAAGTAACTTCCCTATGTCTGCTGGTCTATCATCCCAATCTTTCTTATCGGTTCCAACGCGCAATCTATCAGACCGCCCTATACCATGCCCTGCATTAATACCATAAGGCGGGTCAGTCACCACCGCATCAACCTTGCCGAGCGTTGGCAGAATATCCATACAATCACCAAGATACAGGGTGCAGTCGCCTATGATTGTGGGGTTCATACCGCAGCCATAGATGTGTATTTGAAACGTGCGTCCATCATTTTATGCGCCCCTTAATAATCTTATCCACATGCGCGTCCATTAGATACTTACCATTAGCAACAATAGTATCAAACCCGCATATCCTCGTATGGCGACAACGGACAGCTAAATCCTTGCCTTTATGGGTGAAGAATCGTAGTGTGAGCTTGTTGCATTTAGGGCAGATGTTGCTAATCATTATTCCCTCTCCGCTAGTTTTTTATAAAGCGTACCTAATGGTATCTTAAACTTTATCGAGGCTTTTGTCGCGCCTTGTTTGTTCTCACGCATCCATTTGACTATCTCGGGTATGAGGTCGTCATATTTGCGGTGCGGTGATGGGTTTTTCCAGCGGGTCATAAATTAGCCATCCTATCCGCTATGATTTTCCACTCATCTTTGGTTAAATAAACTCCAGCATATGGATTAGATTTAAGCGTTTCCTCATCACCTTCAAAGCGTAAAATTTGCAATCCAATGCTATGTGGTGGCATTGCTGATTTTTGAACAATAATATGTGTTTTTGTCCAGCCTATAACTTCGCCTTTTATAATTTGCTTTTTATCTTGGCAGTAAATTGCTTCCCATGAGGATTCCTCAATTAAAACAAAATAATGGCCCTTATCTATAAATTCTCTAGCACTCATACCCCCTCCTTCAATCCCGCTAAAAGCGCATCGGCTTTGGTTAGTGATTTGAGAAACGGACTATCGCTTTCTTCACTTGTAATAGGGTCGGCGCAATGGTTTAGCCAATATATATTAGCCACACTTACGCCTTCCCGCATCTCCGCCACCAATTCCACCACCTCATCCATATCAGGGGTAAGGTGGTTGATTAGAATGTCAGCAATGACGTATTCATAGGGCTGCACTGCTTCGCGTCCATCAATGGCATCTAACGCTTGCTGGTTTAATTCCACGCGCACCTTAGCTGCCAGCTCATCGCGTAATTGTTGTTTTGTTTTCATATCACTCCCTCACTTGTACGCATCGTGAACGTATCATATCAACTGTGCGCTTTGGGTTTTCATAATCTAACCACGCACTATGTTTGTCTTTGGCAATTTCGCAAAGCTGCATTGTTTCAAACGGTACATGCTCTATAGCTGCGCCACCGTTTTTACCCTCCATCATCACAATAATTATAAGCACATATTTCATGACTTCACCCATTCGTTAGCATTGTTCAATCGCTCAAACTTCGTCACCTCGCGCTCGATGCGCGGCATGGCTTTACCCATATCCAGCACCGCTTGCTCTAACGCATCAAGGCGCATCACATCACCCGCAATGGCATCAATCCGCATTTTAAGCACACCATAGCCATTACGCAGCTCGTACAATAACGCCGCGTTTTCATTCACAAGTGATGCGTTTTGCTTGCGTAGTTCTTTGTTGGCTTTTGCTATGGATTGCATATTTTCGTTCATTTTACCCCCGCATTATATATTGTCAGCAACGCAGCACGAACCAATGACGCAATTGTCTTTTTGCTTTTCTTGGAATCCGCTTTAATTGCTTGATAGGTTTCTTCTGCAACTAGCACCGTGATGTATCTGTATTTTCTTTTAGCCATTACTCACTCCATAAAAAGTTATACCATACAGTAATCAAATAATTTTATATAGTCAACCGAAATAATTTTAGAATAATTTTATTTTATGCTTGACGATAATTTTATTATTTGCTACGGTACGGAATCAACAACGGAGGGTTTTATGAAAGCACTTGAATATATCACACTAGCATTTGCTGGCAGTCTATTGATTGCGGCAACGGTTTATGCGGCTGGTCACGCTGCATTGGTGGCGTTATGAAAAACCATAAAATAGATTCAAGCGTGTTTTTGTGCCTAATAGTTGCGGCTATAGCGCTGCTTTTCGTAACCGCGCATGTGTACAAATTAAAGCGCGACCATGCTAAGGCAGCGCAACAGCCAGCATATATTAAACTTAAAATGCATACCCCATCAGAAATTAACGAAGCGGTAGGAGCAAAACATGGACAATGAGCATGAACCAAGTGATGATTACGCATTAGCGCAATTCATTCAGCAAGAGGCATCTAAAGTTGTTAAAAAGTTAGAGCACATGACAACCGAGCGTTCAGCATGGATGGTATGGGAGCGATTCCGTAGCATTAGTGAGATATTGGAATCATTGCGCGGTGAGCTAGAAGAAAGACATTTGCTTGAAGTTAAAGACGAGGAACTTGAAGAAGTGATTAAAGACTTAGAGCGCGGTTGCATTGAATATGACGGCGAAGATTGTGTTCAGTGTTTTGGCTATTATATTCGTGATTATGCCAGTGTGCTGATTCAGGCGATTGTACGATGCTTAGATGAACGTGAGCAAGATATATGGGAGATTAACCAATGAGCCAACACGCACAACGCATTATTGACGAGCGCAAGCAAAAAGCAGATGACGCAGCAAAACTAGCATTTGCAGAGGCGATAGAAGCTGCCTCTGAATATCCTGACGCTGGCTTTAATGCGATGCGGAGGCAGTATCTACAACAATACAATGAACCATATAGTAGAATTTTAAATGAAAGGAAGTTGGAGAGATGAAATACCGAAAGAAGCCCGTTGTAATTGATGCCGTGCAATTTGATGGAAAGCACGCTGGAAACATTTTAGAATTTTGCAATGGCAACGCCTTTGTGACGCAGCCACCTATGGGGCATTATTTATACATCAAAACACTTGAAGGCGATATGCTTGTGTCGCCAAATGATTATGTAATCAAGGGCGTGAAGGGCGAGTTTTACCCATGCAAGCCAGATATATTTGAGATGACTTACGAGGCTGTGGCATGACCCTATCCCACGCTAAGACTGTATTGGAGGCTTTGCGGCGTATCGCACCCGACCCTATGTTGGCTACAACGGATGAATCGCCTGAGCTTAAAGCTGCATGGCAAGAAAGCGTTGCGCGTAAAGCCCTCCCCGCCGCCGAAGCCCTTGTGCGTGAAGCGGAGAACACCGATGCGTTCAAACAGAGCGTTATTGAGAAGATTGAGGTATTGCGTAGGGACGCCGATGCTGATGGCTCAAGGGCGGCTGAAATCGCTGCAGAAGCTTACGCAGACTGCCTACAAATACTGAAAGGGGAGTGAGTATGAAGTGGATTTTAATAATAATTG